GGAAATAAATCTCGGATTTCCAGAACCGAGCCCGTTACCTAGAACGGAGCCAAAGGAGACATTTAACGCATTTCATACGGTTGGTTTTTGAGAACAAACATAAACTTACGGGTATTTTCGAACCCCGTACATACGGGTTATGAGGATTTAATGCTGGGCATGTATCCACCGGTCAGCGTAATGTTCATACGACTTACCGGGGAAAGGCAATGCTAACCATTTACAATAATCTCTCATGTGATCGGTTTCTAGAAGAAATCGCTCTTTTCCATAATGAAACCACTCTTGACACGCAACTTCAACGTTAATCAAGAACTGGTCATCAAGAGAAATAGCGGGAACTTCATATCTAGAACCATCCTTAGCCGTCTGAAAAGTTGGCTTAGGTTGGCGTATCCACATCAACATAGAGTATATTGAATCCACATTCAATGGTGCTTGAAGCATAGTTCCCAACGGGACAAACTTTCGGCACAGGAACTCAAGGTCCTCAATTTCTACAAAGGGAGAGTCAATCTTCGTCTTAGCAGGAGTAGTATACTCCATCCCAAAAAACGTAAAGATATACTCTTCTAGAAATTGCATATCAAAGTACTTAGAGTACTTTTCCAATATCGACCAGATATTGTCGTCACCATAGACCCAGAGTCGGAAAAACTCATCGGGTCGAGCATTATAAAACTCTGGGCACGTATCCTTATTCTGTGATTGGCAATAATATATCGCCGTGTTAAATATAAGCACGTTCGCAAAAGAGTTAATAAAGCCTGTAAGCCAGCCCCCACTACTATTAAAATAATCAAACCAATACAATTGATCTGATATCACAAGAAGTGGAGCAAGAGCACTTTCACAGACTGCTCGAATTAGGTCTTCTTCATAAGATCCGGGTTTTACATTAAAGTAAGGAACACAGGCTTCACCTAGTGCCCACCCAATCCAAGAATTTAAAGATGTGTCATAGTTACCGAAATCACCACCACCGAACTTCTTATCACCTTTCAGTTCAAAAAGCTTGTTGTAGATATTCTTCCAGTCATGTCCGTGGATATCAGTTCCAATCGCGACATCAGATGTACTTCTCTTATCTTTCATTTCCATAACAAGAGAACCCATAACCATAACAGTGAACACGAGATGTGACAATGAGCCTATACAAAACAGTCGGGTCTTGCCTTGATGGACTCTCTCGAGATCACGAGTTTCATCTTTTAGACACCCAGCTACCACGTTCTTAGGCTTTTCTCCACGTTTTACCGCGTCGAAAAGGTCTTGAACAAGTTGCCGAAGAACCGGGTGAATCCATTGTGTTTCCTTATTCCAGAGGTCACTACGCTTAGTGGCCTTGGTCAGACATTCCATGTCATAACCAATAGCTGTATCA